TGAAATCGAAAGCTTTATATCCATCCTGTCCGGCCAACCTGGCCAGACCCCGGCTTCCGGCGGCGGGCGGCGTCTCGTTCCGGCGCGGCGCAAGGGGCGTTAAATGTCCAAGGATACCGTCCTTTCCGTCATCCTGCGTCTGCGCGACGAGATGGGCGGCCAGGCCAAGAAGGCCCTGGACGCCATCACCCAGGCCGCCCGAGGGACCGCCCAGGGGGCCGGGGCTTCGGCTCGGGCCGTCGGCGCTCTCGACCGGGCCGCCAGGGGCGCGGCCGTGAGCGCCGGAGCCACGGCCAAAGGCCTGGGGGAGATGAACCGGGCGGCGGGAGGACTTCGCAGCGACCGGATCGCCGGAGCCGCCCGGAGCGCCAGCCGCCTGGGGCGGGAAGCGAAAGGCGCCGGGCGCGAGCTGGACCGGGCGGCCAAATCCGGCGAGAAGCTGGAACGCTCCCTGACCCGCGCGGGCGGGGCCGGACGGGCGGCCCTGAGCGCCATGCGCGGCGTCGGCCAAGTCGGAGCCGGAGTGGCCGCCGGGGCCATGGTGGCCGGGCGCGCCCTGGCCAAGCCCATGGACTTTGACCAACGTCTGGCGCTCATGGCCAACACGGCCTTCAGCGACCGGAACGCGGCCGGGCGCATCAAGGGCAAGAAGGAGCTTGAAGCGTCCGTCAACGCCGCCGTGCGCCAGGGCGGGGGGACGCGCGAGAGCGCAGCCGAGGCTCTTGATTCCATGCTGGCCTCGGGCGCGATCAAGACCGGCGACGCCAAGAGCCTGCTGCCGGTCATCCAGAAGTTCGCCACCGGCTCCGGGGCGCAGTCCTCCGAGATCGCGGAGATCCTCATCCGGGGAATCCAGAACAAGTTCTTCAACGCGGATCAGGCCGGGGAGGCTTTGGACAAGGCCCTGGCCGCCGGGCAGGCGGGCGGCTTTGAGCTGAAAGACATGGCCAAGTGGCTGCCCAAGATGATGGCCATGGGTTCGGGCATGAAGGGCATGGCCGGATACGAGCAGCTTCTTTCCTACGCCCAGGCTGCGGCCACCACGGCGGGCAGCAAGGACGAAGCCGGAAACAACCTGGTCAACCTGCTTCAGAAGATCAACAGCCAGGACACGCAGAAGGATTTCAAGAAGCTGGGCATTGATCTGACCGGAACCCTGGTCAAGGCCCGCGAGCACGGAGTTCTGCCCCTGGAAGCCTTTGTCGATCTTGTTGAAAAGCGGGTGATGGGCAAGGACAAACGCTATCAGGCCCTCAAGAAAAAGCTTGAGAAGGCCGTCGGCTCGGACCGCGCGCAAATTTTGAACGACATGGCCGATCTGGCCGGCGCTTCGGCCGTCGGGAAGGTGGTGCAGGACAGACAGGCCTTGCTGGCTCTCATCGCCGGGGCCAATCAGAAGGACTACATCAAGGACGTGCAGGGCCGCATGGCCGGTTCCGCCGGGGCGGGCGAGACGAGCTTCGCCGTGGTGCAGGACAGCGCCGCCGCCAAGGTCCAGGGGGCCAAAAACGAGTTTGACGCGGCCATGTCGCGCACGCTGGACGCCATCTCCGGTCCGCTCAAGGGCGTACTCGACGCGGCGACAGGGTTGGCGCGGGACTTTCCCACGCTCACCACCGCCGTGGTGGCCGCCACCACGGCCATCACGGCCATGGGCGCGTCCGCCGCCGCATTCGGGGCCATGCGCATGTTCGCCGGAGGCGGCGCGGGCGGCGCCGGGGCGGGCGCGGCGGCGATGCTGGCGGGCGGCAAGGGGCTTTTGGGCAGGATGGGCGGGCCGCTGGCCACCGCCGGATTCGCCGCCTACGACATCTACGCCACCGAATCCAACGAGGCCCTGACCCGCGCCCAGAAGAACGCCCAGCACGCGGAAAACGCGGGCGGGCTGGCCGGAGCCATTGCGGGGGCCAAGATGGGGGCCGGGCTTGGGGCCGCAGGGGGCGCGGCTTTCGCCGGAATCGGCGCAGCGCCGGGCGCGCTCCTGGGGGGCATTGCAGGCGGCGCCCTGGGCTGGTGGTCCGGCAGCGGCGCGGGCCGCTGGCTTGGGGACAAGATGTGGGGGCCTTCCTCGGAATCCGTCAACGCCGCCAAGGAAATGATCATCAAGGATCAAAGCGTCATCAACCTTGAGTCCAAGCTTATTTTGGACGGCCGCGAGATCGCCCGCGCGGTCAACACGCACAACGCCGCCGAAGCCAAGAGGCATTAAATGGCCTGGAAAGACACCCTGCTCGACGCCTCCTTCCGGGGCGTGAAATTTCACGTTATCGGCGCTGAAGACGCGGCCGAACGCGCCCAGGTGCGCCACGAATATCCCTACCGCGACGGGGCCGAGGTGGAAGACCTGGGCCGCCGCGCCCGCACGGTCCGCATCCAGGCCCTGGTCTGGGGCGCAACCTACGAAACCGATCTGCGCAAGCTTCTGGAAGCCCTGGATCAATCGGGGCCGGGCGAACTGATCCACCCGGTCTTCGGCTCCATGAACGCGAGCCTCGTCAGCCACAACGTGACGCACCACGAGGACGCCCCGGACAGCGCCCGCGTCAGCCTGGATTTTGTGGAGGCCGAGCCGGACGCGCCCTTTTTCGCGGGCGGAGCCTCCCCGGCCGCCAAGGCGCAAAGCGCCACCGCCAAGCTTACCGAAGCCCTGGACAATCTGGAGAGCCTGAACATTTCCGCCGTACAATCCTGGGCGGGCAAGATCACGAGGACGCTTTCCCAGGTGGCGCGCGGCGATCTGCTGGGCGCGGCGCGCGGCGTGCTCGGCGAGGCGGCCGCGCTGGCGGGCGTTTCCCTGCCGGTGATACCCGATTTTCTGGGGCAGGGACGCAGCCTCATGCACACGGCCCAGTCGCTTGTATCCAGCGTGGTCCGGCTGGCCGGAGCGCCCGACATATTCGGCGCGTTCATCGCCCTGACCGGCGTGTCCGATTTGCTGCCCCGGTTTTCCCTTTCCGCCGACGGGGAGCGCGCGCCCTACGCCATGACCCCGGCCGCCTATTTCGGCTCGCCGGTCAGCGGCCCCATAAGCGGCGAGGCCGCGCCCCGGCCCATGCTGGTGGTCGCGCCCACCGCCGAAAGCCGGACGGACGCGGCGCCGGATTTGTCCACGCCCGCCGGGCAGGGCCGGGCCATGGCCGCCGCCACGCTCAATCTGGCCTGCGCCATGGCCGTGGCCGAGGCGGCCGCACAAACCCTTGAAGCCCAGGTCCAGGCCCCGTCGCTCACCCCGGCGGAGGTGGAGGCCGTGGTGGGCGTTTCCCGCCAGCGCTTCCAGGACAGCATCAACGACCACCGGGCCTTGTTCCCGACGCATACGGCCTATCCCATCGTCGAAAACTTACGAGCGGCCGCTCTGGCCGTGCAGGACCTTGGCGCGCAGGTCATCCGCCTGCATCCGCCCGTGGTGGTTCAAAACGTCCCCTCGCCCTGCAACCTGCATCTGCTGGCCCATTGGCTCTATGGCGATTACGCCCGCTCCGAAGAACTTGCCCGGCTGAATCCCGGTCTGAAAAATCCTAATTTCGTGGCCCAAGGCCAGGCGCTTTATGGCTACGCAAAGTAATGACCGCATCGTCTTGCGGGTGGCCGGGCTGGAGCATCGGGACTGGACGTCCTATTCCATCGAATCGGACCTGCTCACCCCGGCGGACGCCTGGCGCGTGTCGCTTGGCATCCCGGCCGGGGAAATACCTTCGAGCGTTGCGCCCTGGGCGCGCGTGGAGGTGCTTTTGGGCGGCGACCTGATCCTTACCGGCCGCATTGACCGCATCGAGCGCGAGCTGGCCAAGGATACGCAGACCTTGAGTTTGTCCGGCCGCGACGGCGCGGCCGCCCTGGTGGATTGTTCCGCGCCCATCTTCACCCGGCGCGAGGCCTCGCTTGAAGAGGTGGTGGACCTGGTTGCCCGGCCGCTTGGCATCGACAAGGCCCGCGTGGACGCGCAGGGACGCCGGAAAAAGGTGGAGATCGAACCGGGCATGACCGCCTGGGACGCCTTGCAGGACGTGTGCGAGGCCAACGGCTGCTGGGCCTGGATGGAGCCGGACGGAACGCTGGCCGTAGGTGGGCCGGACTACGCGGCCGCGCCTGTGGCCACGCTGGTCATGACCACGGGCGGCAAGGGGAATAACGCCAAGTCGCTCACCGTTCGGGAAGACGTTTCCAGCCGGTATTCCGAAGTGACCGTGCTCGGCCAGACGCACGGGACCGAAGAGGAGGACGGCAAAAACGACATCATGCACCGGGGGACGGACCCGGACGTGCCGGGCTACCGGCCGCTGATCATCGCCGAAGGCGAATGCGACGACGTGGACGAAGCCAAGCGCCGGGCAAAGAAGACGCTTATGGATTCGCGCCTGGAGGGTTTCGAGATCACGGCCGTGGTTCGCGGCCACCGGGTGGGCGGCCAGAGCGGCGAACCTTGGCGGCCCGGCCAGCGCGTGCGCGTGGTCAGCGAGCCTCACGGCCTGGACGGGGTATATTTCCTGATGAAGCGGACGTTTCTTGGCGGCCGGGACCGGGGGCAGGTTTCCGAGCTTGTTTTGAAGGAAGACGGCGTCTGGTTGCCCGAGCTTGCCGACGCGGCCACGGTGCGCTCTTCGAGGAAAGAACGGGAAAAATGTGATTGTGAGGCGGTGGACCTGTGGACGACACGAGACGCATAGACGCCCGGATCGCGCGGGCCTTGGGCAAGGTGCGGCGGGCTTTTCGCGCCGTTTTGACCGCTCTGGACACCAAGCCCGGCGTGCAGCTCCTTCAGGCGGATGGGCTTTCCGGCGAAAAGCTCCAGGCCAGCGAGCTGTTCCAGCATTTCGGCTTCACCAGCGCGCCGCCCGCCGGGACGCAGTGCATTGTGTTGCCGCTCGGCGGCAAGACGGCGCATTCTGTCATCGTGGCCACCGAGGCCGGGGCCTACCGGGTGGACGGCCTGAAAAGCGGCGAGGTGGCCGTGTACAACCAATCCGGCGCGAAGATCACGCTCAAGGAAGGCAAGGTCATCGAGATCGAGTGCGACGAGCTGCGGGTGAAGGCCGGGAAGTCCATCCACATGCAGGCGCCGGAAATCGAGGCCTACGCCGACGAGCACATGGGCCTGTACGCCCCGGCCTGGGACATGGGAGCGGAAGAGGACGGCGACAGCGAGGCCCTGTGGCGCGGCAGCGTGCATTTTACGGGGACGTCACGGGCGGACGTGGATCACATCAGCGGTGAAGTGAGCGGGCGGCATCATGTCCACCCGGAAAACGATGGCGGCGGGCCTACTGACCCGCCGAAAAAAGCTTAATTGCGTTGACAAAATGATAATCAAAATAAGTTTATGTTTTTCATTAGCCAAGACAAGCATTCATGGCGCATTTCGCATCAACCAATTTTCCTCTGCTGATACCGCCATCGATTAGATACTTCTTTAAGATGATCAGCCGACACAGTAGCACCCTGCCATCCTTTATCAAAGTCAATATCGTGTGACTTTGGCAGTTGACCTTCTTCGAGAGTCCTAATCATAATGCGCGAAGGCAACATCGCTGCCTGACCAACAAAAATAGCCTCTTGTCTTCGCAAGCCGGAAAGCATTTTTGTAAGTCCAGCCATAGAATCAGGAAGAACACCACGAACATGCTCTCTGTCAGATTCATTAGTTATGCGAAGGACTACCCATGAATTACATTGTGATAAAACCGTTGATTCAACTTCACTTGGCCTTTGTGAAACAAGGAAAAGACCGATACCGTATTTTCGTCCCTCTTTTGCAATACGCCTTATGGCATTCTGTGCCGCAGCATACTGTGCTTCACCACTGTTTGGAACGTAACGATGGGCCTCTTCGCAAACAAGGACAACAGGACTTGTTTCTCTTTCTGTAGCAGTTTGCCAAACTTTAAATGAAAACAATGTTCGTGCAATTGCTGCACTGGCTGTACCTGCAATTTCGTTTGGAACTCCAGAAAGGTCGATGACCCTTACCGCACCGTCCTCGTCAACTATTTGAGCTAAAATCAAAGGCATAGGATCTTCTGCGCTACCGTCCCACGGCTTCATCATAAATGCAAGCCGTTCATCTTTCATCAGGGATTCGAGTTTACGTAAGACTTTATTGTAGTCTTCATGGTCCTTTTTATTTTTGTTCGTTGGTCTTTGTGCGTTAATAGCACCGACAAAACCGATGGAATATCTTGACCCACCAACCTCCCCAAACTCATCTAAACCAGACGGATCACCAAGAACATAGGGGACGGGGGCGTCAACAGTTAGTTTGTTCGGATCGAGTCCAAGAATTTCATTTGCTGCGCTAGAACGCGCTGTAAGCAATGCATTTTTAACAATATTTGACTGTGATGTCGCAGCATATTCCGTTTTTCCAATCAAAAGGCTAATCGTTTCATCTAAATCAAGAAGCCAATATGGAAGCAAAAGAGTTCCTTCGTCAGTAGAAAGCCTCTTGTGCGCGGAGAAAGC